AAGCGACTACGACTACTACTACTCATTGATAATATGAACTACAGAAAGTGTTTGATAAATATTGATGTTGAGGATGATAAAATAATAAAGGATTTTGCAACCTTACATTCTTCTTTTAAGGAATGGCTAAAAAACAGGGATGACGGGTTGCAAATCCCTTCTGTTAATATTATCAAATACATTGTATCATGTTATGACCCGGAGAGTGAAATTGTCAGGGAGAATAAAACACGGTGGACTGTTAAAAAACGGGAAGCCGCAAAATTCTCCAACATTTTATTTATGCGGACAACAGTAGGAGAAGAAGTAGATGAAATTCTTTATTGCCGGAACAAAGTAATTAATAAAATCACGGTCAGGTATCTTGCATTGTTATCAGACCGTGATTTTTTAATGTATGCAATATACAATGAATTACTTCTTAATCAATCAAGGCAACTACTTGAATTTGATTTTAAAAAGGCATCAGATGTAAAACAAGCAAAAGAGAACGTAGAAACTATACAGGAAGATATTTATAAACTTGAGCAAAAATTATTTTCAGGCGATGATGTTCGTGCCTTAAAAAATATTTTACAGGAAGAATCGAGCAAGTTTATGGTTAATGAGTTAAGGCCGGAAAATCTTGTTACAAAAAATGAGAATGGAGAGATGGTTGTTGAATCGCCATACGGGAAAGACTATCCATTTCCTGATTTAAAGTTTTTAGATGATAAATAAATGGGAAAAAAAAGAATAATAAGACGAATGAGACAATCAGCAATGAAAAATTCTGATGGCAGTTTATCTTCTCATCGTATGTCATGGGTAGGTGATCCCACAAAAAAAAGAGGGAATTTTGGAGTTTTCCCCACAATTGCACCAAAAAAAGGGAAAGAGGAATCATCTAATTCTGAAGATTGGAAAGAACAAACACCAATGGAAGCAAAAGAAAGAGGGGAGATGATTAAGGTAAAAAGCAGAAGAAGGGCAATGAGATTGGCTGCTGGTGCATGGAAAAAAGGTAAGGATAAAAAGGAAGCAATGAAAGGATATAGAGAAAACAGAAAAAAATAAATGGCAGACCCACGGTGTAAATACAGTACGATGTACGAAGACGCTGATACGTCTTTTGTTGTTAATTTTCGGAATAAAAGCCTTAAATCAATAAGGATTTCCCTTCCTTATCCTCCACGTCTTGATAAGATTGACGGTTGGGGACTGCATCCTGATGATCAAGTTTTTAAGAAAATGGAAATCCCATATAAACTACAGGCACTTGAAAAAAAAATAAAAAACAGTTTTCGTAATCAGAAGGTAGGGGTTAATGGTACGAATGTACTTGAAGAATTTTGGAATGAACTTGAAATAAATAAAAAAAACTTAAAGGATGAAATTGAATGGATGAAGCGATTCATTTATCATATATGGTATGGTTACTGGATATTTATTGACGGTAAACCTGTTTGGTTGCCGCCATGGTATTTCAGTTATCTTAATATCCATCGTATGACAACTGATAATGGTTATGAATTTCCTGAATACAGAGATAAAGGTCGTTTAAGGTTTTTATTTCGCCATTACATTTATAACACCCATGAAACATTTGCCGACCTTGATGAAGACGGAATGGCTTATAAGGTGAAAGATGAAGATGGCAATATGATTTACAGGATAGTAGATACAGGAAGCCGTACTTTCTATGGGACAATAGAGCCTAAAGACAGACGTGGAGGATTAACTAATGAATCATGTCATGTTATAACAAGAATAATGACATCGCAACGTGGGGCAGATAAACTTGGAACAATAGTCTCTATGGGAGGCGAGAACGCTGAAACTCACTTTCGCAAGAAATTAATTCCTGCATGGAACGCATGGCCTCTATGGTCAAAACCTGTATGGTCAGGTGGATTCTCAAAAACAAAACAACTGGAATTCACAGCCAATAGTCTCCATGATATTAATAGTCTTGATGGAACGGTTAATTATACTGATTCGGCTGATGACCTTGCCAATGACGGCAAAATGATAATGGCAGCTTTGTATGACGAACAGGGAAAGGGTAAACGTTCAGGAAATGTACAAAACCGTTGGCAGGTTAATAAAGAAGCAATGTCTTTGGGTGGAGGTTCAAAGATTATAGGATTTTGTATTCATCCTTCCACAGTTGAGAAAATGGAAGAAGGAGGAATAGATTATAAGATAATGTGCGACCTGAGTAATTTTTATCAACGGAAAAAAGACGGACAGACAATATCAGGTCTTGGCCTTTGCTATATGCCTTCATCATATTGTCTTGAAGATTATATTGATAAGTGGGGAAATGCTGTGATGAATATGCCTACTCAACGGCAGATAAGAAATGGTTTTAAAAACCGTATCGGATCAAAAACCTATATTGAGAATAAAAGAAGGGATTTATACGATCCTGATGATCCAAAGAAAATGGATGAATACCGTAGTTTTGTTCGCAAATTCCCGGAAGATTTTAATGACTGCTGGACAGGAGTTGCGGGTCAGCTTGGTTGGGATAATGAAAGGATACGTACCCGCAAACAGCAACTGATGAACAAGTCAGAAACAGTAAATGGAGAATTTGAGTGGGTAAGCCGGAGTAGTCTTATTGTTAAATTTGTTGAAAAAACAGATGGCAGGTGGGTGGTAGCAAAACAATTGGGTGGTGGTGAAGCTAATCAAATAGCTACAATGCTTGATTATTCAGCATTTGAAGATGATGAAGTAGTGGTAAATCGTCCTGTTGATCCTACGAAATTTATGATAGGCGTTGACCCTCAACAGTTTAGCAACAAGGCAGAGGCTATTTATCTTGAAGCGAAAGGAACAAAGCGTTCCGATACTTCAATAGCTGTTTTGCAAAGACGGAATAAGAATATTGATATATCTGATGATAATCCGTACTTATGGACTACTCGTAAGTTTGTAGCATCATTTCGTGCAAGGCTTTCTTCAAGTAAGGAAGCAACCGATGAAGTAATGAAAGTAATGATTTATTACGGTGGACTTGTTCATATAGAAAACAACAGGACAGAAATCTGGGAACGTCTTGTTGAGCAACGATTTAGCGGATACCTTAACTACAATGTAGAGATATTGGCTGATGGCCAAATTAAACGATCCAATAAACCGGGTAATATTCTATCCGGCCCATCTAAGAAAAAGGGATTTACCATGCTGGCAGATTATTTTAATCATCATTCTCATGTTGAACCAATACTGGAATTTTTAGAAGAGGCAGATACCATAAACAGCATGGAAGAATTAACGGCATTTGACCGCCTTGCTGCACATTTGCAGGCATTACTTGGGGATGACAGTATATATTCCGACCTGTTATGGGGGAATCAAATGGATGATGAGAAACAGGAAGTATTAGGAGCAAAAACATATTACTATTAAGATGGAAAATAAAAATTATAGTTTCGATAAAAGGAATAAACCCGATTTGGCAAAATACAAAAAAGATGGGTTTAATTATCCTAATTCAAAGGTGTCAACAGAATCCAAAGGAGAGGAATTTCATCGTAAATGGGGAGAGAAATTATATTCACTATTTGTTACTAATAACTCATGGATGTCTGTTGGAGCATATAACAGCATAGATGAAAATCGTGCTTATGCTGATGGTCGTCAAAATATGGATATAGTAAAAGACTGGATACTTGGTAAGCAGGAAAAACCAAAAGATTCGACAGCTTTTGATGCCAATGGCTTTGATATTCGGCAAGATCAGACACCTGAAGAAAAACGTAAGGCATGGGAAGCAATAGATTTTTCTCCTGTGTCTGTTGCACCAAAGATATGGACTAAGATAAATGAGGATAGCCGTTCAATGTATTATGAGATGGCCGTAAATGCCATTGATTCATTCAGTGTGAGGACAGAAGAACATGAAAAAAACAGACTGTGGTTTTATAAGCAGAATCAGAAATGGATAAACACGCAACAGATGGCAGTTGGGATACAACCGCAAGAACCGGACTTTTTACCGGAAAATCTGGATGAACTGGAACTATATGCCGTGACTGGCGGTTTTAAAGTTCCTTATGCTATCTGCATGGAAGATTTGTTGAAACATACATTTGATGTATCTGATTGGGATAAGGAAGTAGCTGAGAAAATAAGAAAAGATTTATTTTCCAATGGTAAAGCTATGATTCAGGAAGTATATGATAAGGAACTAAAAAGAATTGTTGTAAATTATGTTGACATAAAATATGGAGGATTACAGTTTTCTTCAAAAAACAGTTATAAAAACAGTGAGATAGGATATGAATTGCAGTTCAAGGAAATATCATATATCCGTC